GAAGTATCTGTAAGTTCAACATCTGTGTTACCATAGCCACCCCTGGTAGTCTGTGTAGCTGATAGAATAGGAACATTCTCTTCAACTGCCAAGCCTCGAAGTTCTTCAGCAATAGATTTAATTAGTGTGTAGGAATTAATATTAGCTCCACCCTTGAATCTGGAGCTTGCACAAATATTCAAATAGTCAATAACAATTAAAGCTGGCTTGAACTGTTTCTTTAGTTGTAATTCATTCAACAAAGATTTAAAATGACCACTATGTGCGCCAGCAGTAGGATATTCTTTAATGATTAGAGAGCCTTCAGTCTTGTTTCTGATTTTTTCAATTCTACTATCAAACAAAGCCTTCGGTAGATCTTTAAGTTGATCCATAGTAATGTTCATCAAGTTTGCATCAATACGTTCTGCAATACGTTCTTCTGCCATCTCTAAAGTAATATAAAGAACATTTTTACCTTGCGCTAATACTGATGCTGCAACGTGACACATAAACAAAGACTTACCAACACCGGTACCTGCCAAACAGACATTCAATGTCTTATTCGGTATACCACCATTAGTAATTTTGTTGAAATAGTCTAGATCAAAAGGTATGCGAGATTCTTGGCGATGATAGAATTCATATCGACTATCTGCGCTTTCAAGATAATCATGTCCAACATTATTGTCGAAGCACACTCCTAAAGCATCTTGTAAAAGCTGCGGAATGCCATCTTCAGATTGTGCTTTGTCTCTACCATCTATGATTGCGATAGATGCAAGAATAGCATTATAGATTGCTTTGTCTTTACAGAATTTTTCTGTTTCTTTGTAGAGCCATTCTTTATTGTGCTCCGTTGCATCAAGGTCATGAATATATTCTACAACCTCTTTATATTGATCTTCGTTTAATGATTTGTCATTTTGAACAGCGATAACCAAAGCATCCTTACTAGGTATCGCATTATAATCATCTATAAACTTACTGATCTTTTCATAAATTATTCTTTCATTGTTATCCAAAAAGTAATCTCGTTTCAAAAACGGAATTACCTTTCGCATAAACTCATCGTCATTCGCCAGATTCTGGAGAATTACCTTTTCTATTTTCGTAGTCATCTAATGCCTTTTGCAGAATGTCTTTTATAATAAAACTAATCACTTCATTAAACTCATCACCAGCGACATCTTCAACGACCATTCCATCTGGTGCCGATAGAATAGTATAATCTAATTCTAAAGATTGGCTACCATCATTCTCATCCAATTCATTAATGGAGAATGTAGTGTTTTCAAACTTGCCGTCTAGGATCTTGACGCCCCAAACTTCTTTTTCATCGTTTCTAATTACCCATGGTTCATAATTCACTTGCATGCTCAAACTCCTCTTCTATTGAACCTCCAGACATCTCAGTACCCACCATATCAATTGACGCTACTTTATACTGACCTTCAATATATTCGCGGAATTGTTTAGCTGAAATAATAGGCATCCAGAACTCTTTTGTGTATGTATCTTTGATACGATATTTCTTATCCCCGACTACGCCTGTCTCGGGATCTACTTTGGAATACCATCCATTAGATGGCTTAACAACAAACTTACCTTCAAGCGCAACATCAAGCAATCCTGACCATGTACTAATACCACCTTCAAATGTTACCTCAACAGGTATCTTAGACTTCTCACGAACAAAGCGAGACTTTTCCACGTTCATAATAAAATTATATCCAACAACATCTGCGCCATCTTTTTCTTGTTGGCGACCAATAATAAAGATATTGTCTGCAGAATAATAAATGCCTGTACCACCAGATACAATCTGTTTAGGATACAAACCAATTTCTGCATAGGTATGATTAACAACGACCATTGGAATATCTTTAATATTCAAATGAGGCGTAACCATTCTAAACAAAGATTTCATTTGCTTTGCTCTGGTCATGTCCGCAACAGACTTGCCTTCTAAAGCATCATCAACTTCTTTCTTAGAAGCAAGGTTGCCTACAGAATCAATTACAATTATGATATGATCACCTCGCTCAATCTGATTAATTTGAGACATGATGTCAAATTTTAATTGTTCAATATCTGTTATAGGTGTATGAAGTACTCGACCGGTATCGATCCCGAAACTATCAAAGTAAGACTGAGGACTGCCGAACTCAGAGTCATAAAATAAAACCATAGCATCTTCATATTTGTCCAAGTAAGATTTAGCAAGCAATAATGAAAACGCTGTCTTAAAGTGTTTAGATGGACCTGCAAATACAGTTAGTCCAGGAATCAATCCTCCATCTAAACTACCAGACAGCGCAACGTTAATCATAGGAACAGAAGTCTGAATCATATCTTTCTTGTTAAAGAATTTAGATTTATTCATGACCTCAGTTTCTTTGATTGTAGAATTTTTCTTCAATTTGTCAAGTAACGACATAATAACTCCTTAAGTATATTTCAATATTATATAGCATAATGCAATTTTAGTCTAGTCATCTTTGCCGCATTTTGCTCTTTTGTCTTTGGTTAGTTTACCAAAGTCTACTTTCCATTCAGAACCTGGCGCCAATTCTTTGCCCGTTTTCGGTACATAGAATGTAATACCTGATTCTTTTTCTACATCAACAACACGTACACGATACTTTGTTAAGTCATTTCCTAAATTAGGATATGGTGCAACGTGAGGAAACATCCATGCTGCGTATTCATTTGTTTTCTGATTGATTACGATTTTATAAAATTTGTGTGGGACAACTACACCCGAACCAATCTTTTTATCTTGGTCATTATAGATGCCTCCGCCAAAAATTGTATATGGTGTATTAGATTGAACTGTCCAACCACGTACACTTGTTTCTAACAATTTCCAAATACCTCTGTTCAATGAGCCGGCTTGAGGAACCATATTAGTCATCAGAAAACTTTCAAATTCAACTTGAACATCCCATGATAAATCTCCGTCGGGAGATACGTGACCTTTGTCATATCCGGTACCTGCATAGTCGCCAGGTACTGCTCCGCCTTTAACGGATTGATCTGCAGCAAAAGCATTTGTTCTTGCAACACATCCTAGTGCATTTTGTGGAAGTAATGTATATGCTACATATGCAGGGATCTTTGCAGGTGCATCATATGCTACAAGATAGCCCTGTCGACAAATATAATTTAGTACTTTTTTAGTATCAGCCAAACCATATGGTGAATGGGATTGACATTGTTGAGCGGGTAGAGGTTGTCTCTGATCCCAAGCTTGTGCAGATAAACCTGCAAACATTGCTAACGCAATTAATAATTTTTTCATCCGAATAATCCTTCTAATGTTGCCTGTGGTTTAGCAGACCAACCGATACCGTGTAATATTGTATTCATAGGTTCTAGAAAAGATTTATCAAACATAGTCTCATAATCTATAAACTTTAGTAGATCTAATTCAAGAGGTATTACAGTATTGAATGCTATACAATTTTCGCCGATAGTATTTGGTTCTTTTAAATAAACGAACTTGATCTTATCGCCCTCTTTAATTTGCTCATATTTTTTATCTAAGCCATGTTTCTTAGTATAGAAATTATAAAGCAAGGCTCCTCTGACATGCATCGGAGTTCCTCCCTTATATATATTAGCCTTGTCTGTATACTTATCTATACCATTAACGCCTCGAGGAAATGAGATGTCTTCTGGTTTTAATTTCCTATACTCAGTCTCAAAGTCCATGATATACTTTTGAAGACTATCTTGGTCCGAAGTCAAAACCATTTTAACAGCTTTTCGCAAACCTTCTCTGATTGGTTCGGGTGTAGATGATCTGACGATTTCTAATCCCATGACCTTTAGTTTAGGTTCGGCGTATTTAACACCTTCGTTGTTTAATACATTTAACGCATATCGTTTCTTAGCAACCCACACACCTGTCTCCGCGATTGCTTCTCGCTTGAATGAAATTTTATTATCGAACGCATTAGTGTATTCAGAAATTTCTCCACATACCTTGTTCAATACTTCCTGAATTTTAGTCTCGCAAATTTGATCTAGTATGTCTACAATTTTTTCTGGTTCTTTACCTTTGTAGAATTTTTCTACAAGAGGAGCAAGGGTAACATAACAAGAATCAGTATCAGAATAAAATGAATACTCAAAATCTTTTGTGCCACATACCTTATTCAAATAATCATTTAATGCTACGCCTACTTTCTGAATAATATACTGACCTGTTAGAGTAATACCTTCAGCAACTCGGTCATCATAAAATCTAAAGAACTCATTTGCCATTGCGCCAAATAAAGAATTCATCTGAATCTTACGAGCCATCTGAAAATTATTATACTTAGATATTTCTTTTAACCAGATTTTATCTTTTGTTTCTTCATACTTTGCCTGAGCAGACAACATCAAATTCTTATACTGTTTTCTATCATCAAATAACTTTTGAACGATCTCAGGAAATATACCTTGCTTGTCATTGGTATAGCATACGCCATTAGATGCCATGCAAATATTCTTTTCTGCTAAGTCCGAAGTATTAACTTTGTTCTCAAGCAAATCACTGACCTTAATATCCAAATAACTTTTTTCTATCGCCATTGTTTCTGGAGACATATTATACTGCATAATGATTGAAGGATACAGACTTGTTGCATCAAAAGAAACAACCCAATCATATTTGCCAGGTCTCGGAGTCTGTACATACGCTCCTGCAATTTGTCTGCCCTGATTACGCTGATTCTGATGAACCATAATATTTTTCTTAAGCAGTTGATTATATAGAATACAATCCCAAGTTCTTACTGCTGAGAAAATATCTACATAGTTACATTTCGCATCATATGCCATTGTTAGAATCAACTCAATAAGTTTCATCTTTTCTTCCAGCTCGTCTACCAGTTCACAATCAATTACGTTATAACGAACAAACTTTTGCCAATCACCTTTCCAAAATTCATTGAACGATGAAAACTCATCATAGTTCAATTTTTCTTTGCCGAGTTCTACTTTAGCAATATGATCCAACTTATATGATTCCTGATTACCATAAGTAAACTTCTTATAAAGATCAAGATAGTCTAGAATAGCAATACCCATTA